TAACTGGAGTTTGGCCCGCTGCTAATATTTTGGGGCAATATCAATATTTGGGGATTGGAAGTTGTTACTTGTTGAATATAACAAGCGGAGGTACAGGTTCGGATTACCCAAACGGTCAAAATTTAGGCAGCGATTTTTTGCTTTTATGGGGCGACTCAGTATGATCGTCTATCGCGCAGTTTGCTCAGTAACCGGAAAAAGTTACATCGGCCAAACTCAAACTGGTTTGGAAGAAAGAAAACGTCAACACAATAAGTCGAATAAAAATTTGCCTTTTTATAACGCAATTCGTTTATATGGGAAAGATTCGTTTGAATGGTCTGTATTGTGGACGGGGTGTAATCAAGTTGATTGCGATACAGTAGAAATAAACTTGATTCAATTTTATAACTCTTTATCGCCAAATGGCTATAATTTAAAAAGTGGCGGCAACGGCGGTGGTACTCATTCCTTAGAAACAAAACAAAAAATGTCCGATTTAAAAGTTGGAAAATCAACTTGGTGCAAAGGATTGACAAAAGAAACAGATTCTAGGGTAGAGCAAAGAGCAGAATCGCAACGGGGAATTTTCAAGTCGGAAGAGCATAGAGTGAAACTTCGAATTGCAAAGTTGGGAAAACCCGCTCAATGGACTAGCGAACGTAATAAATGGTACTCTGGAGAAAATAGTTTTTCGGCTTTAACATTTTTGATAACAAAACCATCCGGGGAGATTATCAAAATAACTTCGCTTGCCACTTTTTGTAAAGCGAATGAGTTAAACAGGCATTGCATGAGGCGAGTTGCTCAAGGCATTCAAGAACATCACAAAGGTTATAGGTGTTCTTATGTCTAGTGCATATCTTGGACTTCCCCGATTTGGGCGAGCATGGAAATTAACCATCGAAGAACAGAGCGGAACAGTTATTGAATTTGGAACAAACACAGTTGGAAATCCCTTTGATCCTGAACCCCTTCAAATAACATTCGAAACATATCAAACAATTCAACAGGGATTTTGGTATTGCGATATTATTATTTACAATTTGAATTCGCCATTGGAACAGAAAACTTTGCTTCAAGGAATGACAGTTACTCTTGAAGCCGGGTATCAAGGGCAACCTTACGGAATAATCTTCAAAGGATCATTGCTTCAACCGCTTTGGGAGCGTGAAAACGGAACAGACGATAAGTTAACGCTTCATTGTGTTTGCGGCTTGGTTGAAGTCAACAACAATTTTATCGCTCAAACAATCGCCGGAGGATTATCACAGCGGCAAATCGTTGCACAAATGGCGGCGGCTTGTCATTTCCCTTTGGATGCAACCAACGTTGACCCTTTGAGTTCAACGAAGCAAACGCGAGCATCAACATACTTTGGGCAACCGGGTGAATTCTTTCAAGAGATTGCGGACTTCAATAACGCAAATCTTTGGTTTAGTAACATGGCGGTTAACATTCGCAACTTACGCCAACAAACTGAAATTCCAACATTGTCTTTCGGCCCCGGATCAGGTTTGTTAGGAACCCCAAAGCAAACGCAAGACGGCGTTGTTATCACGGTTAATTTGGATGCCCGCATTCAACTCATGACGCAAGTTCAGTTAGAAGAGGGAGTAATCATTTCGCAGTTGCCGAGAAACATTCCAAGTTATCCAACAATCCTAGACGCCAACGGTTTATATATCGTTGGTGCTGTTAAACACTTTGGGGATTCGCGGGGCAACACTTGGGATACTGAAGTAACCGGCTTCGTAAATGCAGGTTCGTTGCTTTCACTTCAAACGCAGTTTTGAGGAACTATGAGCGCTCCACCATTTGTAGGCACACCGACAGTTGCCGAACGTTTAGCAAATGAAAACGTGCTATGGAAATCCATTTGCAAACGGGTTGCCTACACATTGCGCGTTGGCTTGCCCGGAAAGATTGTTGCGTTCGATTCGGTTACTCAATATTGCGTTGTTGAATTGCAAATTACAGAAAACGTGATCATCAACGAAGTTATTTCAGCAATGCCTATTCCTAACTTGCATGATGTGTTGTTGATGTTGCCGGGAGATACAGATTGGTGTATAACATTTCCGTCTTTAATCGGAAGAGAATGCTTGGTTATGTTTGCCGATATGTGTATAAGCGCTTGGGCAACCAATGGCGGCGTTCAAAATCAGGAAGTAACTCGGCGTCACAGTTTGAGCGATGGATTCGCAATTTTAGGGCCGCGAAGTCAACCAAACGTTATTCCTGATTACTCAACAACGGCGAGTGAATGGCGTAACATTGAAAACACAGTTAAGTTGGCCCTAAGTTCTACTGGCATTGCAATTACTTCCCCGCTAATCAGTTGGAATAAAACTCCGGTTGTTAGCTCAACTTCCCCGACTTTTGCTATTCCGATCACGCTTAATGGCGTAGTCTATTACATAAAATTGAGTACGACTCCATGACACAAACGCCAACAGTGATAGTTCGCGCTCTTGACTCTAACAACGATCCGTTGTACGGAAACGGTATTGCTTGCTTCCTTATGGATTTGGAAGCCGTTGCTCAAATTATTAAAACAAGTTTGTTGCTTTTTCAAGGAGAATGGTGGAATGATTTAACGGTTGGATTGCCAGTTTTTCAATCAATTATTGGCAACGCTGAAAACAACCGGCAAGCAACAATTTCGTTGTTGATTCAACAAGTGATTTTGGGCGTTAACTATGTTACAGGAATTTCAAATGTTCAATTCTTGTATACATCTTCAACAAGAAGTTTCAGTTACGCGTGTTATGCACAAACGCAGTTTGGAACTGTGTATGTTACTTACTCACCGGGTAACGTTGCGGTTCTGCCTTTGGCAGTTTAGGGAAGGTATCAATGGCATACTTCGCGTCTTACATCGATGCAACGGGGTTGCACATCCCTTCGTTCGATGATGTTAACGATTACCTTCAAACTAACTACGCCAACATTTATGGTCAGACCATTTCGGGCAACGTAAGCACAAGTGATATTCAATCTAATATTAACGATGCTTTGATGATCAACGATTGCATAAATTTATTGCAAGCGGTGTTCAACGGCATGAGTCCTGTTGCTGCTATTGGAACGCAACAAGATACGTTGTATAAGTTGAACGGCATTGATAGAAACAACCCAACTTATTCAACAGCGATTTGTAATTTGACCGGCCAAGCCGGAACAACAATTACAAATTGCGTTGCGGTTGATCAACTTGGAAATCTTTGGAACTTGCCCGTTAGTGTTACTTTTGATGTAAGTGGCAACGCGAATGGAATAACTGTTACCGCTCAAGTGTTGGGAGCGATCACGGCTTCAGCAAATACAATTACAGGGTTTCAAACTCCTACTGCGGATTGGTTCAGTATAACAAATCCAGCGGCTGCAATTCCGGGCGCTCCAGTTGAGCAAGATTCGGCGTTTAGAGCGCGTCAAGCTATTAGCCAAGAACTTCCTTCACAAAGCTTAGTAACCGGAACGCTCGCTGATATTGGCGCGATAGACGGGGTTACTCGCTATTCGATTGGCTTGCCAACACCGGGCGGCGCTCCCGGTACTTCAATTGAAAATCCTTCTGGTTCAACTGATTCTTGGGGCAACCCGGCTCATTCAATTTCTATGGTTGTTGAAGGCGCAACAGATTTAGAAGTTGCAACGGCGATTTATATCAACAAGACACCGGGGGCGCCAACTAATGGAACAACTACTGTCGTTGTTGCTGATCCTGTAACTGGCATTAACAACAACATTAGTTTCTTTAGGCCAACTTATGTTTTAATTTATGTTTCTTTAACTGTTGAACCTTTGGCTGGTTACACGTCTGCAACTACGACGGCAATTACAGCCGCTCTTGTAACATATCTGAATGAATTACAAATTGGCGAAAATGTAACAATCTCCGCTTTGTATGCGGCTGCAATGGCTGTTATGCCTAGCATCATTACTCCATTGTTTTCAATTATAGCGTTAACGGCTGGAATTGTGCCTTCGCCTGTTGGAACAGTGGATATTGCAATTGGTTACACTTCGGTTGCTTCAACGGTTTCGGGTAATATTGTGATAACCACATGAGTTCTACTCCAATCACGCCGCCGCCCCTAAGCTATTACTTAGGCTTGTTCACTTCTTTGTATAAGACTTCGCCTAAGTTAAACGCTTGGCAAACTATCAGGCTTCAGCCGCTCGCGGATATTATGACGTGCGCGGCTGGCATTACTGCGGCTTATGATCTTGATACGGCGGTTGGAGTTCAACTCGACATTTTAGGCCAAGTAATTGGGGCAAGTCGAACCGTTCCTTTTCAACCTTCGATGGGAGTATCCCCAATTTTGGATGATACGACTTATCGTTTGTTGTTATATGCGAAGCGAGCAAACAACACTTGGAACGGAAAAATTCTTTCTTTGTATCCACTTTGGCAAACTCTTTTTCCGGGCGGTCACATCATTTTTATTGACAATCAAAACATGACCGCAACTATAATCTTATCCGGTACTTTCACTTCGATTCAGAGCGATTTAATTGAGAATGATTTGATTGTCCCAAGGCCAGAAGGTGTTTTGTATAAGTACATTGTTGCGCCAAGCTTCCCGTTATTTGGTGCTGATCTTAACAACGCTTACATTGCCGGTGCTGATCTTGGGCACGCGAGCGCATAGGGGGAACGATGGCAGGAACAACGAATTTTGTTCAAGTCAATCCAGCGGCGGCGAATCAGGAAAACGATGGAACTTACGCCGCTGA